TACTAATGTTTGTTCGTCTTGCATACGTGCTGCAGGTGAAGTGTATTTGATTTTAACTTCTCTACCATCTACCTTGAAGTCTGCTACTTTACCGGCTTTCTTTAGTATGTAAACACATCTAGCTACTAATGTTTCCATTAACTCGTTTTGAATACGAGATGATGCACCTAGTGAAGTCTTAGCCATATCAGCTTGTCGAATACTCATCTCTGTTGCTGTTCTAACAGGTGTTTCTTCTACATTACCGAATGGCTTGCTTATCATTACACGTCTAACTGAGTCTTGTAGTCTTGATATTGCATCCATAGCTATTTGTGGACTTCCACCAACTTGTAACGGTTGTAAAGTAGGGTTATCTCTGCTATTGCTTCCTACTGCGTGAACTATTCCTGGTTTGGCTCTGTAGTTATGAGGGTTAATAACACCATCATCAGTTGCAGTGAATGATGGATTGCTCCACCAAGCTAGACCTTTTAGATAATCTCTTACCATTATGTTTAAAGTCTTAGTGTCAGGAAGTGCTGTCATAGCTCTACCACGTCCATAAGTCTCACCAGGTATTGTTGATTCTCTAAATACTATCCAAGGGCTAGACTCTATCTTCTCTTGTATAAGGAAGTGATTGTTTTCAGGGTACATTACTACATTATCGTACATCTTACCATCAAAAATAGTTCCCTCGATTAGACTTATCTCATCAGTTGGCTTGTTTTTTGCTAACTCTTTCAGCTTCTGAGTCATCTTGGCTCTTGGATAAATCTCTTTTATATCAGCAGCAGGTAGTTTAAACTCTCTAAATACTGTCTTAACTATCCCTTGTTGTGACTGCTCGATAACTAATTCGGATAAACTTACACATCTAAAGTTAAGATTAGACTGTATTCCATCTCCCTCTTCAACTATAAGTGCACCAGTAGAGATACCTAAGTCTAAAAATGCAGTGTGAGCTTGTGATGCAAAGTTTGATGATCTTATATGATTAAATACTATCTCAGTAGTATCATCTAGGTACTCGTTTGTCTCATCTTCTTTGTCTTCCGGTATATCTGAGCCTGATTCTAACTTCATCCAGTTAATGTTGCTTGGGATTAGTTCGGATTCCATACGAGTAGCAAAGTCTTCTAAAGAGTCTTGTGCAGTTGAGTCGAATACCCACTCACGTTTCTTAGCACCTTTCTCTCTTTCGTCTATTGTGTTACGCTCTGGCATAAAGAAACGGTAGCACTCTTTAATGTGGTGTTCCCATTGAAGCTTATTGGACTTTGCTGCCTCGAAGCGTTTGTTTATCTGTTCAAAACTATCAGCCATTATGCACTCCTTCTTCTTCTCTTAGTAGGTACATCACCTTTAAGTTCAGTTGTGATTTGTCCAGGCTTTAAAACTATAACAACTTTCTCATCTTTAAGAATGATTGCTGAATTCCATATCTTATAGCCCGCAGGAATACTATTAAACTCAGTATTAGGATTGATTGTGATTTCTTTATCGTCTTTTGTTAGCTTTATAAGTTCGTTGCTTCTAAACATTTTATCTCCCTAGTAGACTGTATGAGCCTGTAACACCTGTCTCTTTACCTGAAAGTAGTTGATTCTTAGCCATACGACCTGCACGCTCTTCAATAACATTTTGCTGCTGTTTACGCTTCTTTTCTATCTCAGCTTCTTGTTTGGCTATTGCTGCTTCTTGTTTTTTCCCTGCCGCTTCTGCTTCTTGTGCTGCTTGTGCAGGTTTTGCACCATATCCACCAATATCTAATGTTTTCTGCCACTTTGCGAATGTAGCGTCATTGCTCTGCACAAATAGACCACCTGGATCGTGACTAAACTTTGACCATTCGTGAATTTTACTACTCTTAAACTTCTTCTTTAGATTCCATCCCATAACAATCTCCTTTCGATATTATTGCGCTATTATAACATATTATTAATTATTACTACATCCCACAAGATGCCTAACTTCTGCCAACTTCCTATTAAGCCTGTTACATTCTTTACTCAGTGTCATTCTTGCTTCATACTCTAAGAGATATGCTTTATAAATATCATCTTTAGTCCAATTACTATACTGCCACTCATCGTGCTTAGTTTTGAATGTTAGCTCTTCTACTGCCATTTATTACTCCTAATCATAAGGACTCCAATCATCTGTACGTCCTTGTGGTTGATGTTGGTTTCTCATACTCATTGGTCTTACTCTTCTAAAGAAATGAAGCGCTACACTGTCTGACTTATCCGGTGAACGTCCTAACTCTTCTTTTAAATCATCTTTGCTTATCAGTTGTATCTTACCTGATGTCTGGTTATAGAAGTACTTAAGTGCTAATAACTCTTCTTTAAGTTCCTTATCGTTTGGTAACTTACCGCCTCGCTCTACAAACTTCTTAAGATTGAAGTACATCTCAGCTCTTTTGTTTTGGTAAACCTTAGTCTCTTCTGCTTTCATAGATACATTAGCCTCAACTACTCCTCTAACACCCATTTGTAGTAACTTATCATAAACACCTGCACCAACACCGATTGTATCTACAAATACAGCATCTTTACTGATACCTCTTGAATAGTCATTGCTGATTACAGTAGCAAACTCCATAGTATTGTAGTTCTTATACTCTTGAAGTGAATGTATCTTGTGACCCTCTCTAACACTTGTTACTGACTTATCTCTACCATATCGTGCAACATCGGCTGCAATACTACACACCCCTGATGTGTCAACACCTGCGAAGTCTCCATCCATTGATGATTCTATGTCATTATAAGCGAATAACGCTCTATCATCTCCCTCTCTTGGTACACCCAAGTAGATGTGATTATACTCTTCAATGTCTCTTTCTTTCTCTTCCTGTATCACTGCTTTCATAGTCTCTGATAGATAAGGATTCTCATCATAGTTTATCTTACGTACTATTGAGTTCTTTGATGGATTCTCTATAAACTGTTGGAATACAAAGTCATTACGGTGTTGTGGATTGAATAGAATGATTATCTCTGAGTGTTCTTTACGAATAGTAGGACTGATTACATCCCATTGATCCTTAGTGAGTGCGTGAGCTTCCTCTATGTAGCAAATGTCTATATTCTCTGTTGATTTAATCTCGTCTACGTTACGACTAATACCCATAAACTTAAATGTTGAGCCGGTGCGTAAGTGTCTTATCTCTGCTATTGTGAATTGAAACTCTGCTTGTAGGTCTGCTTGATAGATTAAATCTTTGATTAGTGTGTAGATTGATTGTCTGATGGAATTTTGTAGCTGTCTTAGACATAAGATATTGAGTGTAACTTCACGAGATGCCATCATAACGTGTGTTGCTGCAGAGTATGACTTACCTGAGCCACGACCACCATAGAGACATTTAATCCTTGATGGTGTTCGCCAAAATGGCTTCAATCCCTCTATGCAGGTTAGGTTAGTCATTTATTTCTCTTTTGTACTTGATGCACTTTATATGCTCTGTCTCTAGTGATATTGAACATCTCGCTGATTTCTCTAAATGTTTTACCACTCTCTCTTAAATCATATATCTCTTTGTTTCTCTCTGTATTAGCGTTCTTGCCTGGGTATCTGTTTCTTTTGTTACTCATTGATAGCCTTATACAACTCACCTACACCTGTCTTAACTTCTTTCTCTTCATTGTTTATTTGAATAGCTGTAACTGACTTAGGTGCGTGTCTCTCTGCTACCTTTAGAGTTATTGCTAGTTTATCGTTTGCTTCTGCAAGTTGTTTTAAGTCCTGAGTACCCATTAGAAACTCTTGCGTAACTTCACCTGTCTCTTCATCTTTCTTCTCAACTATAAACGACTTAACTACATCAGGTATCTTACTTGCTATTAGTTCAGCATTGCCATAAACTAATCTCTCTCTACGTTCTTTATCTTGTGCAGCGTTCATTATTGCGTTCATCTGTTCATTTGGAAGTTCACTCTTAGCCCTTAAAACAGTAACTTGAGCGTTCATTATGTGTTCATTTTGTACTGTTTCCTCTTTAGTTATCTTACTTACAGTACCTACAGATACACTATGTCTTTTTGATAGTTCTCTTTGTGTGTATTCACCTGTGTGATACTCTGCTAATATTAACTCTCTGTCTTTATCAGTTAGTCTAGCCATTATTCACTATGCCTGTTCTATCAGTGTCTGGAATTGGTGCATCTTTTAGATCTTCTATAATCTCTATGATTATTTCTGGTGGGGTTCTTTTCTTTAGTAATTCCACTACTTTTTCTACTATATGGAAGCTTCTAAAAACACTCTCGTGTAGCTTGGGGTCTATATCCCCAGCTTCTCTTGTAAACTCGCTTGATAGTACTGGGATTCTTCTTATTTCGTTTAATTTCATCTCTCATCCTTTGTTTTAACTAACTAATGCACCTCGAAAGGCACACTATTAACTAAAACTTGTAGCCAGCACCTATAAACACTGTCTGTATTTTCTCTTCAAGATTTATTATGTAACCGTCAAGAACTTCATCGTCATAAAGTCTTATCTTATTCTCGATACCTGCGGATAGTTGCCACGAGTTAATATCATACGTCACACCTGTTCTGATTGCTGTATCTGTGAAAGTTACCTCGCTGATTCCTACTGAGTCGCCATCACTCCCTAAGTCTTTTGATCCCTTACCGATTAAACCACCTACAAAAAAACCAAGCCCATTATTAAATGAGTGAATGTAATCAACCTCAACACCATAAGACACTGCATTACTCTCTGTTTCTGTTAAAAGAGTCTCTTTATACTTATCTAGTTGAATAAATCCCACTGCTCTTACATTAGTCCAGGCATACCCTACATCTTGTCTGAGTGATTTTGTCTTTGTTTTTACAGTTTCCGTTACACCTAATACTTTTGCTGTTGCTTCTACGTTACCATACGAAACACTTGTGTTAATTACTGTACCTGCAAATGCTGATACTGCTAATACGATTGCTAATATTACTTTTTTCATTATACTACTTCCTCTTCTTCTTTAATTTCTGTCCATCTATTACAACCAAAACTATCGTTTAGTGGTGCAACACCTTTTTTCACTGCAAGTTTGTTAATCATCTTAATCAGTGAACACTCTTTAGGTTTACCGTCTTCTGTTTTGTAGCTCTTCCAATTACAATTACTACAT